TCTAATTCTAATGAACCTTTGTTCCAATTCATTACGCCTTGTTGCATCCATTTAGGTAGATGTTCGTATGCAAGTTGTAAACGACCTAATAGATCACGAGCAGTAGATGATTTGTTGGCAAGAATAGCAACATTAACATTCTCATTGAATAGAGTATAGTGTAATAGATATGCAATAATGATTGTTGATTTACCAGACTGTCTCGGTAGTTTACAAATTGTAAATCTATTATCGTGAAAAGTATCTACCATCTTTTCTTGAAACTTATACATTTCAAATGGTACTAAACCTTTATCAATGGTAACAATGTTTATAAAATTTGTTATGAAATATTTTGGATCTTCAATACATTTTTGCAATTCAAGAATCTGATCTTCAGTAAATTCTGAAGTAGTAAATGCTTTCTTTAAATTGGGATTGCCGAGATACTGCTCTCGTTGTTTAAGATTTTCCATCTTTACTGTTTTTCTTTAGAAGTTTTTGTAATTCATTTGTAGAACCAATATATAAAGCATTGGTTACACTCTTAGGTCCTGTATCAGGAACTTCTTTTAATCTTCTAAGTCTTTGTTGTAAGCCCAATAAGTCTTGAGATACTTGACTTACTGTTTGAATTAATTGTCCTGCGACCTCATAGGTTCTAGGGTGTTCACTTTCTTTTGCAAGAGATAAAATACCATCTATTGCTTCATTACCTTTTTCAATTAATTTGTAAAGATTTTCTCTACCGTGTTCAAAATCATCTTGAGGATCATTTGATTCTGGTATTACAGCCACTTCTTGTTTTTTTATAGGTGCAGGTGCCAAAATCTGTTCAGCGGTTACCTCTAAAATCTCATTTAGTTTATCATCAATTTTACTCATGCTATTATTTAGTAGAAATTATTTGTCTGTTCCAGACTGCTCATCATAATTCAAACCATCTTCAAAAAATTCCAATGTTTCAGTATAAGTATAGTCGTCATTATAATCAGCGCTTGTCGGATTAGGTGTAACCGTGACTCTTTCTGCTCTTGAAGGATTACTTTCTTGCGTATCTGTATATAAGTCAGCAGAAGTTTTACGAATAACAGCACCACTTGTTATAGGACCATACAAATAAATTTTAGCAGTAAAGTTTAATGTATAGATAATTCTTCTATTAGAAGTCATGTCACCATCATAAGTATCTTCGTAATCAACACTATTTAAAACAATTGGTATATCCCTTTTAACACCCATTGTAGAATTTTCTATTATTGTAACCGTATAATCTGGTTGAAAGAATGGTAAAATCTGTTCGACTATTTGTAGTCCGTCATCGGAGTTTGCCGTAAAAGAATATAAATTAAATCCTAAGTTATAAGGCACAGGTGAGTATTGTGAAAATACTTGATTGTCGTCAGCAGATTTCGCTTGTTTATATTTTAAGTTTTTATTAATCTTACGACTGGGATCATATGAGATCCCAGTCATTTCAAAGGACATTCGAGGTAGAGTGATTGCCACTTGTTCTTCACTGCCAGAACCTAAAGTAGTTTGTTGTTGTAGTCTGGCTAAAAACTTTTCTCTTGGTGCATACATTAAAGGTATTCGTAAACTTGACACAGCGTTACCACTAGAGTCATATCTTCTCACACCGATAGTATTAAATATAGTACCGAAAGCGATAACTGTATTTCTTAAATGTTTATTATAAAAATATTGTCCGAACATTAGAAGTCCTTCCCAAAGTGTTCATCAACTTCACCAAACGGGTTTCTTTCGCTGAAATCTAATATATCATCTGAGGTATCACTAGTTGTAGTACCTGCAGCCGCTTCAAATTTATGACTTTGATCTGTAACCTGTTGTATACCAAGTTCAGCAGGTGCAGTTTCTAGTAATATAAAGTTAGTCGTACCAGGTATATCTGATTCCATCATTATAGCACCAGCATCCAACCCTGCCTCAAGACTAACTTGATAGTCAAGCATATTTGTTGACAAGTTATCTTCAACTGAATCAATTTCTGAAATACCAACTGATACTTCCTCTGAAGAATATTCCCACTTAGTACATCTTAATTTATATACAGGAACATTATTTACTTGATAGAATGGCTGTTCGTGTTCTACAAATTGAATTTCAAAGAAAGCATTTACTCTAGAAAACCATATTAAATCACCTTCATTAGGTCTAGTTGATTCAATTAAATTATTTTCTGCTTGTAAAACTTGTTCCCATCTCATTTTAGAAACTACTAAAGATACATCATCTCGTAGTTCTAAACCAAACTTTCTAATTATTTCCTGTTCACCAGCAAATCCATCTGTATTTTCAACATACATTTCCATAAGATATGCTGAAGTAAACTTAGAAGAAGTATCTTCTCCTAATATAGTATCTTCATTTACTAAAGTTCTAGGTAAATAATAAACATCTTGACCGTAGATACTTAATTGCTCTATGATTAAATCTTCATAAAGACGCTGTTCGTTCTGATTACCGTGATCGAAATAAACATTAGTTGGCATTTTATCCTACCATATAACTGATAGGTGTCTCAAAAGTATTTCTTATTTCTTCCTCTAGTTTATTTTTTTCATCTAGAGCTTGTGTATATATCTGTTCGCCGTTCATAGATACCCCACCTAACATTTGAACACCTTGAAATTTTGACAGATTAGCACCCCATTGTTGCTTAATTAAAGCAGTTGAATATCTTTTTAAGAACATATCATCATAGATATCCGTGTATGTATCTGGGTCTAATTTTCTATAACATTCTATAATTAAATATTCACCAACATTAACATCATTTGCCCAATCCATACCAATATACAATCTATTGTTATGCATATTATATCTGATTGGTTTTTCACCAATGAGAATATGATCTAGAAAATCTAGGTGTCTCATTGTCATTTCATAATGTATAATTGAGGTAGAGGAAAAATCATAGAGATCATTCAATCTCATTTGATATCTAATATCGAACATATTTAAATTTGACTTATCGTTGAAATTAAATATACCCATTACTGATAAAACAGCAGATGGCATTACGATAAAGTTTTTTTGATTTTTATAAGACTGTGAAACAGAACCCTCTGTACCACTACCAACACCTTCGTCTGCTCTTGCTCTATCAATATCGTCCTGTGTGATTTGATACTTCATATACATTCTTTCAACACCGTCATAGTGATATTGAGAAAAGTATTGTAGTGCTTCGTCTAATCTATCATCAACCTGGTCATCATCTACATTTATTTCAATTACAGGTTTACCTAATGCTCTTAAGCAATATTCTTTCAAAGTTGTTTTTGAATTTGGTACAGCCATTTACTTTCCTTCTAATTTATCTACTTTCGCTGATAATTCTTTTATTGCTTCAATCAATAAAGGAACTAACTTATCATACCAAACTGTTATATATTTTTCGTCTATCGGTGCTTCTGTTACCACTTCAGGTAATACTTTTTGTACTTCCTGTGCAATTACTCCTACTTGTCTTTTATCATTATCATAACCTAAAGACTTTGCAGTTTCATTTTCTTTATAGTAAACACCTCTTAATTCTTTTACTTTGTCTAGTGCATTATCTATTTCACCAAGAACATCTTTTAATCTCTCATCTGAATAATAAGCAGTAATATTATTTGTAAAACGACCTTCACCAGCAGTTCCTGACGCCGCAGTACCAACACCTAGTGAGTTAACCTGGGCGTTAGAGTTTGTTGTAAATCCTCCAGCAGGTCCAGTAGGCCCAGTAGGTCCCGTACCTCCAGTTGGTCCAGTAGGTCCTGTACCCCCAGCAGGTCCAGTAGGTCCAGCAGGTCCAGTACCTCCATCATTACCATCACTACCAGCAGGTCCAGTAGGTCCTGTACCACCCGCAGGCCCAGCAGGTCCAGCAGGCCCAGCAGGTCCAGTAGATCCAGCAGGCCCAGCAGGCCCAGTTAGAGCCGCATTTGCAATAGTTATCTTTTTCATATTTCCAGAATCAGAGGTATCTGATACTAGAATTAAATCATCTGAAGCACCTGTCGTAATCGTGGGTTGATCCGATATCGGATCAATGTCAACCTTACCGGTTACGCCATCAATACTTACACTTCTCGTTCTTGCCATTATTCTTTCGCCTCCACAGTTGTCAGTAAAGCAGACCATCTGTAAGTGTGTCCTGCTATGCCGGTTACTTTTACATAGATTGTATTATTACTTGCATCGGCACCAACATCAACAGCCAATGCAGTATTATCTTCAGCAAGTATAATCTCATACAAATTACCTACATCAGCAGTAGTTCCTGAATTATGATCTATTATACCTTTTAGATGATATCCTGCACCGATACCATCTGAATCTGTTCTTCTTGCAACAATATCAACACTATACATTATAGTTGAATTATTTGCAATACCTACCCTGGTGTTAGAAACACCGCCGACAAATATTTCTGTTTCAGTAGCGTCCGATGTAGTACCAGTTAAAACAGATTGTCTTGTCGTAGCATTTGCTGTAATACCCGGCACACCTTCACCACCCAATGCAACTATATTATCACTAGAGTCTCTTACATATATTTTTTTATCAGCAGTATTTACTGCCATTTCTCCTACTACAATATCGCTTGTAGAGGGAACATTACTTGCGGACTCGCTTCGCTTTGGTTTTATTACTGTCGCCATTATTTACCTTCGTATATAATTTAGTTAATTCACTACTTAAATTTTCATTCTGTTCCTCTAGTTCAGACACCTTTGCCTGTAATAAAATATTCTCACTCATAATACTTGTAAGTTTTTTTGAGTAAGCATTTAGAACATAATTTATATTTACTTCACCCGTTATTGTTTGGGCGTCTTCAAATTTAGCCATTATATTTCACTTTCTAATTATTAAAATGTTCCTCCGTCTACATCGCCAAATGCAGGTGCAGAAGCGCCGTTTGAAGTCATTACTTGACCAGCAGTACCAGCACCAAGAACAGTTATTGCACCAGTGCCATTTGCAAGTACTAATCTGTTTGCAGTTAAACTAGTAGCACCTGTACCTCCGTTAGCAACAGGAAGTGTACCGGTCACTTTTGCAGTTAGATCAATACTACCTGCTAACATAGCATTTGTAATCCCACTTGCCTTAACTCTTAATGCGTCTGAATTAACCTCTATTGAAGAGTCATCTACGCCAACATTTAAAGTATTACCAGATTTTGTTAATGCAGAACCAGCAGTAATTTGACCAGCACCAGAAAATTGTGATACTGTTAAGTCAGTTGTACCGATAGTTGGTGAACCGTTGTGAGTAAATACAAAACCGTTATCAGCATTTGCAGTACCTTCTTCAGTAAATACAAAAGTACCACCAGTTAATTCAGCACCTGTGTCGGAATCTGTTGATCTTGTTAATACATATTGAGCAGAAGCGCCACCAGCATTGGTTACTGTATAAACACCATTGTGAGAAGCGTCTGTTTGATCCTTAACTAAAATTCTAGTAGTTGCGGTCATTGATACGCCATCAATAGTAAGAGCACCATTTGCATTAGCAGTTAATGTTGCACCAACACCACTTGCACCATTTGAATATGTAGCGGCAGGAAGAGCAGCCGCAGTTGAAACTTTAACCGACTCTTTAACACCCAATCCTGATTTAACAGCGTCAACATATGCCTTTGTAGCAGCGTCTTGAGCCTGTGTAGGATCACCGACTTCGGTTAATCTGTTTGCATTAAAGTCAATCGTTTGTCCAGCAGCAACATTAAGTCCTCCGTTAAATGTCGCAGCCTGTGTGAAACCAGCAGTACCGGTTACAGTAATTACATCACCTGAAGCATTACCTAGTGTGACCGATCCATTCATAGTGGATGTGCCGGTTACTGTATGAGTGCCGGTTACAGCAACATCTTGACTGAATACAACATCGCCATCACCTTCGATCTGAATAGCGTCTGTATCGTTTGTAGCACCAATAAATGCACCATTACCTATTACTAAGTTTCCAGTAAATGTACCAGAAGCGCCTGTAATTGTGCCATCTGAAGTAAAGTTTCTTACAGTTGCCACATCTCTATTTGCGTCAAGTACAAGTGCCTTACTTGCAGCCGCAGTACCAGCAGTAATATCTTCTACTTGCTCAAGGTCTGACTCAACCATTGTAGCAGAACCTATTGTAAATCCTGTACCAGTGATTACACCACTAGAAGTAATTGTTCCTGTATTACCTATATTTCTAATACCTGCAATATCTTTAGATGAGTCTAGAATTACTGCCTTTGAAGCAGAAGCAGTACCAGCAGTAATACCATCAATCGTTTCTAATTCTGCTTCTGTAATTACAGCAGAACCAATATTAAATTGTGTAGTAAAAACAGGACTTGCAAGTGTCTTATTTGTAAGTGTTTGTGAACCGGTGAGTGTTGCAACAGTTGAATCTATTGCAGTTGAAATCTTGTTATTGGTAACAGTTGTATCAATACCTGTACCACCTTCAAAAGTAATTGTTTCTTCAGTACTAACACCATCAGCCGAACCACTATCAGCAGCAATATTAAGTGCTGTTGTAATTGTACCGAAAGAAAGACTACCAGAACCATCTGTAATTAAAGGTTGACCAGCAGAACCATCAGTACCTGGTAATGTTAAAACTAAATCAGAAGCAACCGAGTTAGGTGCTTTTAATGAAATTGAATTAGCACCGTTATTAGTTCCTTCTTGTAATTCTAATGAACCTCCAACAGTCGTACTATTACCAATTTTCATTGTGCTAATAGCACTATTTGAATCTACAAGTACAGCAGAACTTGAAGTTAGTGTACCTAATGTGTGATCATTCAGATCAGCAAAATACTTACCGCCAATTACTATTACAGCAGAACCATCTGAATTTCCGACCATTAACCTTTCACCGAGGTTTCCTGAAGTACCGCCTCCGTAGGTTACTGCTAATTCACCCGCCGATAATGAACCTGGGGCTGTTGTTCCACTGGCAGTAGATCGTTTAATTTTTAATATCGTTGCCATTTATCTCTCCTAGAAATTACCACCGTTAATTGTGATTGTGCCACCAGTTGCCGGTTCAATACTATTAGTGGTTGTGAATTTACTTGTTGCACTATTGAACATCAATATAGAACCATCGCCAACAGAACTTGCGTCAACATCTGATAATGCAGCAAGGGTAGTTGCTGCCTGAGCACCTGCCTTTACAGTTACCTGACCTCTAGTTCCACCTGAATCTACTGATACGCCAACAGATCCTGTGTTCGCTACTTTTGCTACTACCATATTTCTATTTATATCCTCTAAGTACTAGTTACCTGTGGAAAGACTGTTATCTGACCTTCAATAACTCTGGTTTTTGCACCACCAGAAGTCTGAGTGATTTCAACATCATATACATATCTACCTTGAGTAAGAGCACCTGTTTGTGTATTAGTTAAACTTAACTCAATCGCACCCGTAGCAGCGTCTGTAACCGATGCTGTTATAGTTGTCTTAGTTGCACTCTGATATGATTTTGCCATTTGAGACTTAACAGTATAACCTGTTAAGTTAAAGTCTGTGCCATCTAGATTATTCAAGTTAATCGTAGTAGCAAAATCTGCACCCTGATCTATTTTTAAATTTGCTATTGTTGCCATATCTTTCCTTTATACTATTTATAACCCTTATCTTGTCCAGGTTTTAATAAATGGTATAGTAAAATTTTTATCTAGATACTTCTCATAGTCAGTAATACCC